TATCTAAATATTTTGCAAAATTGTTTTCAAATATTCTAACGCTTTCACCATTTATAAAATCGCATTTTTTGAACAAGTTATCAAAACTTTCTTGAATTCTATCTTTAATAGAATTGTAATTTCTTTTTAAATCAACAAAATCTATTTGCATATTTTAATATATAATCAATATTTAATTCTATAAATAAAACCGCACATATATATTTATAATTTATTATCAAAATAAAGAAAATATTCCTTGCTTACGTGATTTCGTTTTGTTTTTATTATGAAATTGTTTTTTTGTTATATTCATATGTTTTCTCATAGTGTTATTATTTTTTACTCGTAGCTTCGACCTTACAAATTTTTCTATTGCTAATTCGTTTTTTATAATCAAATCAGCAATATTATAATAATAACTTCTGAAAGGGACTTCGCGTTTTTTTATTTCGTCCATTGAAAACCAACGGATCTCTGCTTTTTCAAATATCTTTGATTTTTTTATAACATTTGGATCCAACTTTTTTTGTAAAAATCTCTGATTGTTGTTGTAATAAAATGGTAACAGTTCATCATATTCCATAGGTAAAATATGTGTTCGATATGTATTCCAATCAACATTAAATGTACCTGTCCTTTTTATTTTTCTCTCCAAATCACTGTCACTACCTAAAAACCCAGTGAGTTCTTCTGTACCTTCACGAACAGCTGTTTTTATAAAGGTTTCTTTGTCTTCTGAACCACCGCCAAAATCCGCCCAACCAGGTGTATCCGCAAATTTATTCTCTTTTCCAAATAAAAAATATAGTTTCTTGTTGTGTATGGTTATTGGTAATATTCCTGCACCCATTTATTAATTATCTTGGTATAGTAGTGTATATACTAATGAAATATTAAAACTTTTTAACAAATTATTATCACAAAATATAACCATAACATCTAATACCGCTGAATATATTTCGATGCTAAATAATAGAAGAGATAACCCATACATAATCCAATGGTGCCTCCTACGAATACTTGTAAATATGTGTGTTTGTTTGTATAAATACGCTGAAACATGGTAAACAACATGATTATCAAATACAACATCGTGATTTTTGTATTTTGTAAAACCATCGTTATGTATAGTAGAGAGAACGCGGTTTCCTGAGAATGTCCTGAAGGCATACCAAATCGTTCGTATTCACTCCAATCTACTGTTTCGCGTCTATTCATTTCTTGTTGAAACAATTTCATATTTTCATTCGGTCTAGGTTGCTTAAATACTAATTTTAAAATGCTGTTAAATATATAATTTAATACTGATCCGATAACATAAAACAGTAAATACGTTTTTTTATCATACAAAAAAACAATAGACAACAAAAACAATAATTTGTTTCCGTAATCATAATTTGTTAAATCTAATCTCGTCATTTTATATTATATTATGTAAATATTAAATGTAAATTCACAATATAATAATTTATTAAAGTTCATATAAGCACTTTGCAATCATAGTAAACGACCATGGAACATCGTTTAAATCTAATGTGTTTCCTGTATCATCACATAAACTAATCTGTAGTCTTGAAACATTTACAGGACCATTATATATTCTCTCGTTAGATTGTAATGAACCACTAATTTCTGTTATTATATTTCCAGTATTATTGGAATGTTTAATAGGAATAATTGCAAAAACATCCGAATTTGTTGGTGCTTTTGGAAAATAATTCAAATTATTTTTATTATTTTTAATTATTTCATTAATGGTATATATTTGTGATTGAGTCAATGTTCTAGGAGCACTAGGCAAGATATTCGGTATTTTAGTGTAATTTATATTTAATTTATTTGGAATATTATTTGAATCAATGTTATTAGAAACCTTAGTACAAGAATAAGGCAAACTCGTATTATAATATGACGGTAATTTAAGATTATTATCATACTCAGTTATAGAAATTAAATTATTATTCAAATGATTTTGATTAAAATCATCTATAATTAATATCAAATATCGTGGTCCATTTAAATCTAATAATGCAGTAGGTAAATTACCATTTAAACTTACATTTATATAAGGCGAACGAAAACCCAGAATCCATCCCAATGTTTGATTTATATAATTTGGTAATTTAACACCACAATCAGGTGAAATGCATTCTAATGTAAAATTATAATCAAAAAATATAACTTTTGTATTTTCGGTAATAGTGAAAATAACAGTACCATTTTTTTGATATCTTCCTCCATACAAATAGAAAATTATTTTTCCTTTTGTTTCACTATATACAAATGGTGGCGCTGTAGAATCAAATTCAAATCCTGCTTCTGCTATTTGTTTATTTAATTCTGTTGTCAATGAAGTTGGTGTATAATTACCTGAATCTATGGATATAGTAACTATTGTATTTGTAGACAAATCTTCTATCCAAAAACATGTATTACCCATTTTTGAATTAATTATATACCAAGTAAATGGAATTTGATAAGAATATAATTGCAGGGATAATAAATTTTTTAACGGTTCCGACAAGTCCAATGTAAAATTAGTGTTTGAATTAATGCCTGTGAATTGCCGATATTTACTATCAATATTAATACATGTAGAATATGTATTTTTTATTAATGGATTTAATGTACCTTTGACTTCAGTCGGCGCAAATGTGGTGACTATATTTTGTGTTTCTGGAACGATTACTGGACTATCGTTGTTTTCTCCATTATCTATTTGATTCGGTCTTATATCATATCTATTGAATTTTAATTTATCAGATGGTATTATTGTATTCTCATGATTATTACTATTATCGTAATCATCAATTGCATTTATTAAATTATTTTGAATTTCTTTAAAAAAAACCACCATATCCTGTTCATTTTCATTACTAAATTTAGTAATATATTGATTTGTTTTTTCAATTATATCTTCTTTTGAAATTGAATCTAGATTATCATCATCACCACCATCATATAAATCTAAAATTTTCAATAAATCTTTTGTTGTATAATTAGTTATATTCAAATCCAAATTTTCATCTGACATTTTCAATTTATATATTTGGATATATTTTATTGTCTTTTATTATAATTTTGAAAAATTATTTTTAATTTTCTTTTTATACTATCTATTTTTTTGTCTATTTGATTGTTTGCTGTATCTTGATCTCTATATATGCTCGAATAATATTTATCAACTAATTTTTCTGGAACTTGTGTAATTCCAAATCCTCTTTTTAAGTGAGTTTTACCTTTAAATAATAACAATTCAAAAATACATAAAATATCTGGGTAGTATAGTTCTAAGTACTTTCTATCTACTCTATAATTCGATTTATAAACAAATCGATTGTAATTTCCATCAGAATATATTTTGTAGTAATGATCATGGTATATTTTGTTTTTTATCAAACCTATACCTTCAATACGATTTAATGAATTATTCATTTCAAATATGTATAACAAAGAATCATCTGGTATTTTAATGGAAATACTTTGCGGACATCCGTAAATACAACCATCATGCTGTATTTTATTTCTGTAATTTACATTTTCATTCCATGTATGATTGTTAAATCTTGTAGATGCAATTGTTATTTTTCCCGAATCCATTCAACAAGTGTTTTTCAAAATATTTATATTGCAAATCTTCATTTAGTTAATTGTGTTCAATTTTTATTATTATATTATCATACTAGTAATAAATATCATTACATAAAATACAATGAATTTTATAGATATAAATAAATTTCAAACTAATAGGATAAATAACTCAGAAATAAAATTTTTTGTTAAAAATTATAATACGATAGTATCAAATAATTATGAACCCAAAAACACAAACCATAAAAAAATGCTTACTATTTTTGCATGTCATACGAACAAATTATTGAAGTATAATACCGTAATAAATAACATTCCATATTTGTTATTTCCAAATAACGATATTGTTATTATAAATAGTTCTAATGAAATATATAGTAATAAATTAAAAAAATATATTTCCGACAAATCAGAAATTAATAAACCTAATAATAAAATACTAAAATATATTGAAATACCAAATGATAAATATATTGATATCGGTAAATATATTCACGTATTAAATGCAATAGAAACAGATGATTCTATGAAAAAAGATTACGATTTTGTTGTTTTAATTAATGATTCAATTATTATTAAAAGATCAATTGCACATTTTTATAATATGACGATTAAAATGGATAAAGAATTATATGCATATAATGATAGTAGCGAAATTAAATATCATTATCAAAGTTACTTGTATGCTATTAAATATAATGCAATTCATAAATTACTGGACTATTTTAATTCTCATAAATTTGAAATAAATGGATATAAGGATGTAATTGATATAATAGAATTAGAATTAAATAGTATATATGCTAATGATTGTGACTGTTTTTTAAAAATAGCAAAGTTGCCTTGTAATATCAATAAAAATATTTATTTTCATAATGATATCCTATATAATTTGTTGTTTAATAACGGAATATTACCATTTATCAAAATACGTGCGTTAGATAAAAAGGAAAAGAATAATAGTCAAAATAATTATATGAATATACATTAAATATATAACCTATTTGTTTTTCTATTATATTTCTTGATATGTAATCTTTTTGTTTTGTTATTGGTGTTGTTATTGGTGTTGTTACTGGTGTTGTTACTGGTGTTGTTACTGGTGCTAGTATTGGAATTTTTTTGATATATAATGGATATACTGTTTAAATCTTGAAACATGGTAATTGTTTTTTTAAATTGCACACTTTCTATGCTTGTTATAGGTGACAAATAAGAATTATTTGGATCAAGTGTTAATAGTGTTTTATTTTTTAAAAAGGCAATTATAGTGTAAGGATCAATTGTACAATTGTATTTAAATAAACAATTCAATTTATATTTTTCATTGTTTTGATTTTTGTTTTTAACTATTATTTTAAATAATTCTTCTTTTGGTAGAATGTTTTTATGAAATTCACTAAAAAAATATTTGTCTTTTTTTACTTTTTCAATTGAATTGGATTCGTTTAAATAAACATAATACACATTGATGAAATATAAATCCTCCAAATAAAAGTCCTTATATAAACCATCCTCTTTTTCAAAATCATGGATCCAAGACATATCTAATTCTTGAAAATTAAAATCATCGCACATAAATGTAAGTTTAAATATTTATATAAATTATTTGCGCAATTTATACATATTGTATTATATATAATATGTATGTGGGTTTTACTCTATATATGTGACATATAATCTATTAAATTTCATCTTCATCTTCAATGTCATCTATATCATCTAGATTTAGTAATTCAGTATCTATATCGAGTTCTATATCATGATATTGTATTAAATCATTTTCATATGCATTAACGTAATTATTACCTATACCTATAGTATTAACCTTGTTTTTATGATAATTCATATATTTATTTTTATAATAATATCTTGAATATAAATATTGTGAATCTTTTGATAAATAATCACGAATAAATTCGTCTGCTCCATATTGATCGATAAATTTATCTCTTCTTTCCATAATATTTCTTATTGCTTTATTCATACCATTATGTAATTCTGGATATTGAACGTTATATACACTAGGTACTACACTAGTGTTTTGCTGTATGTAATTTTTGGAACTGTTGTCATCATCATCACTACTGTCACTATCATCATCATCATACATTTTTTTTGGAAAATTATGTCTTATTGTTTTTTTTAATATTTTGTCATAATAAATTGTACATAAACCACTATCATCTAGTTGTTTATTTTCTTCTACTTTTTTCTTTGTTGCATCTATAAAATTAAAATTATTATCATTTTCCATTTTTGTTGTAGTATGTAATACTGGAAAATCATGTATAGAATTAATATTGATTGAATTAGATAGTACCTTTTTTTTTGTATTTTGACTCAAGGTCGCATTTGTGAATCTCTTAAATGTATTCATATTTTATATATACATAGGTTACATTATTTTGATATGTTTAAATAGTTTGTTTATGATATAACTTTATACGTGACCATATACGTTAATTCCCACTGCAAAAAGAAGTTAAAATATAAAAATGATTTATAATTATCGATACAAAGATTGTATGTAATAAAATATATCCTAATAATTAACATGTTTGCAAGATACTTTTATAATTGTTTTAGCCTTAAATCATATGCACCTGTTTATTCAAGTACTACCCCAACAACAAAAAAATCTCAGAATATAAACAAAGATAATTTCACAGACATTATTCCATCAGTTGATGTAAATATAAATGAAAAATATCTACAAGACGTAAATTACAAGAATACAATCCCATTTATTCCTCCTATAACAGAAGGCAAAGTAATTAAAGTTTATGACGGTGATACATTTACAATTGCATCTAAATTACCATATGATTTATCACCAATATATAGGTTTTCTGTGCGTTTGAATGGAATAGATGCACCAGAAATGAAATGCAAAACAAATGTAGAGAAACTATATGCTGTAAAATCACGCGATTCATTATCATCCATAATACTACACAAAAAAGTTAAATTAACCAATATCAAAACAGAAAAATATGGAAGAATACTTGCGGATGTATATGTAGATGAAATACATGTGAATAAATGGATGCTAGATAATAAGCACGCTGTTAAATACAATGGTGGAACAAAAATTAAACCTCCTGAATGGGAGATGGAGGAATGAATATAAACTATTTGGTTTTTACACCTTTTCTACTAATTACGATTATCAATAATAAATGGCAATAATTTGTTTTTGATGTCTAATAAATTTATACGAATTGTTTGGGTTGAATATCCCATTATTTCTGCAATTTCACGATTTGAACGTAGCATCTCAAAATCACTCGAATATTTATAATACATTATTCTCATTTGTAATGGTGGCAACTCACGAATTTTTTTCCATATTTCTATTTTCAAATTTGTCTCATCTTCGGTTTCAAACCACGTGTTTTTATTAGAATATATAGCATTGTATATTGTATTTTCCATCAAATAATGATCAAAACCAATATATATTGGTTTCAAATATATGTTGATCATTTTATTATATTCTTGTTGTGTTTTCTCTTTTTTAAGGTACGTTTTTGGTAATGCATTGATCGGTAATAATTTTGCAACACATTGTTGTAATTCATTCTTGATATAAAAATCAACATATGTTACAAATGTATTATTTCCATTATATCGTTTTATTCCTTGGTATAAACCAAATAAGGAATAGGATATAAGCTCATCTGTTTTTATATGACTACATTTATTTTTATGTAAGCGTTTGAAATGAATAGCTTTGGTGGTTGCCCAATCTTTGTAACTATTGAATAATATAGTATTAATTTGTTCGCGCATTTCATAGGTAGTTCCTGGATTTTGAATAATATATTTTATTCTTTCTTGTGTAATTTTATTCAAATTTGCACATAATGAGGATGATGCTGTGAAAAATAAAAAAAATATTATATATATGAAATACATATATTATTTACATGTATAATTTTTATATTTTTTACATTAGATATAAATTATGTTCCAATTTTTTGACCCCACACCTTATCACTAAGAGTATATTTAAAATGATATAACAGTTTATAGCCGTTTAGGTTAGTATTATATATCATCAAAATTGATATTTTCTTCTGTCTCATGGCAACCATCATCATCTTCATCATCATTTATATTACCGCTGTTTTTAGCTTTAATAATATCGTCTTCTACTAATTTTTTATATTCATCTTCTGTATTATCTGAAAAATGAACAATATCATCTGTTGCATATTGATTCGCGTTATCATCCATATCAAAAATCGACCATGTTATATCAGCTGATTTTTTTAATCTTTCTACATCGTAATCTGAATAAACTTCCAATAAATCACATTTTTCTAGTTTTTTTGAATTTTCAAAATGAGTTTCCCATTCTCTTAAACCAACCATAATAATACTCCTCACACGAATTTCATTATCGCGTTTTCCTCTACCTCTGTATTTACCACGAATAATACATAATCGTTTTACATTATCGTTACATATTACTTCACACATTCCATTTCCAAAATCTTTTGAAACTTGTGCATATATTTCGCCTTCTTCTTCTACTAATCGAAGACGATGACTATTTTTTTCTGCTGATGAAACCACATTTTTACGAGCTTGACTTTTATGTCCACTACCACCTTTTACGTTTTTTACCATTTTATGCTGTTATTAAGTATTATATATTTTATTATATAGAAATGTATTTTATTTATATGTATGTAACAAATTTTATTTCAATTTTTTTATAAAATAATTATAATATTGTAGTATAATATATATAGTAAAAATGGCAAATGCATGGATCGAATACATTAAAAAAATATCAAAGGAAACTGGTAAATCATTTAAAGAAGCAATGAGTATTGCTAGTGACAGAAAAAAGAAGGGTACAAAAATTGAATGTGAAGTATCATCATCATCATCATCAGAGAAAAAACACAAAAAAACTAGAAAAGGAAAATCCGGTAAAAAAAGTAGAGGTACTAAAAAGAGAAGAGGTTCTTCAAAAAGACGTTAAATATGGAGATGTTTCATTTTAGTATATAAATAATATTCCATCACATTTTTAGTTTGTTGTATATTATGTCGTTCGTTTGGATTACATAATATATTTTTCATAAAAATATCAATGAATCCTTTCCAAAATACTTTAGAATCATCCGTTATAAATGGAATGGTGGATTTATGTGTATGTGTATGTGTATGTGTATGTGTATGTGTATGTGTGTAATTTAACAATACCTCTTTTAAATAAAACATGTGAAATCCATAATTGTCCCATGAATCAACATATTTTAGAAGAAATTCCGATATATATGGGAGAGGTTTATTTGTTAATGCTTGTAAATATTTTACACTATCTTCGTAATATTTCTCTCTCATATGACTTGATATATTTGAAATGATAGGGTGATTATCAATATAATTTTTAACAATTAACTCTATTTGATTATTTGATAAACTATGAATGTGCGGGTTTTTTTTTAAAAAATCAAAAACGGACATCTCTATCGGTGCGATTGCATTGATATGGTGTGAAAGTGAAACGTTATTTAAACCAGATTTTTCTATACAGTTCTTTAATTCACATATAAATGGTTTCCCAAATTGATTAAAACAAAGATTTGCTTTTGAAAAATTCAATAACAAAATGTTGTGTTTTTTTACTATTTGCAATCCATCCAATACAAAGAAACAAAGATTGAATATATTTGATAACAGTTCTTTTTTATTGTCAAATTTATGAAACCATTCACCATATGTGCGGATGGATGTCGAATTTGTCAAATTAGAAGAAGTTTCTACTAATATAAATGGGTTTGATTTAGGGTTCGGGTAATGGTTAGGGTTTTTGTTAGATGGAAACACCTTTTCCCAGTATTCTAAAGGTATTTCTTCTTTTTGTAGTTGATTAGAATTTACATAAGATAGTTGGGATTGGGTTTTAGTGTGTATAGTATGAAAATACAAATGATAAAATGGAATTTTCTCTATTTTATTATTGATATATAACTCCTTTTCTAAATTTTCATCTAATTTTAACATGGCCATATTTTGTGACGGTGGTTGTATATATGTTTTCTCTCCATCAAATGGTTTTAATGACAATATATTATATCGTTTTTGTGATTCATCTGATAATATTTCCATTATTATGTAAATATAGTATAAATATATTTATATTATATTATTAAACAAATATCATCACTTATATGATTTCAAATAACTATACTAATAGTTATTTGTTAAGTAGCAGACCCTATTTATTTGGTTGTGAATATGGCAATATCATTACTATAAATCTTTTTCCAAAAGGCCCTCTCGGAAAAATAGTAAGACAAATGAATTTTTCGCATAAAAAATTAAGTGAATTTACAGAATTGAACCAATATGGAAATAAATGTGGCTACGCATTATTATCATTGCGCGGGATTGGTGGTGCAGGTACTTGCAGAAACAATCATCGTTTCATGACGGCTAACGAAATACCAGATTTATTTTCATTTTTGATGTCTAATGGCTATAAAATAGATACAAGCTTGACAAAAATGATGAATAGTAGTAATATTCAAATAGACACAAATAATATTATTGCATTCATAACTTATATGCAATAAAAACAATTAAAAAAACAATTATAATATACAATAACCAAACTACTACTGACACCGAAATGGATAATATTGTAATATTTTTTGGTTTATTTATTATTGCACTCTTTATTTTGTTTGGAATTGCTTTTCGAAATTAACAAACCCATTGCTTTTGAATATATTAAAAGATGTACCCAAATGATCTTTTGCAATCAGGAATGATTTTTTTTGCATGTCGGACATGCTTTTAAAATAAGCTTTGATTATTTCTCTCAATTCATCTGGAGAATTTTGGACAATCTCTTCAAATTGGGTGTCGAATATTGAATTATTATTTAAATTTATCATTGATATGATATAGTTATATATAACTATATCTCTATTAATATTTTCAATTTTATTTTGATTGATTCTTATTATAGTCATCCAACGACTCTTTTATTGCATTCAATAAAGTCTCATAATTTTTATTTGACATGACTGTTCTGATTGTTGATTTTTTTTTACCACCTGTCATGTTTGTATCTGGTAAATCCAAATTAGCATCTAAATTGGAATCTGTTATTTTACTAGAATTAGAAATGATATCATTTACAGTAAGCTCTTCATTTTTGTATTTATTTAAATATTTTATATAAGAATTGATTATCTCTGGTTTTTCTAAAATAAATTCTACCAGTTTATTTTGTTTTTCTAAAATATCCGCTTGTTTTTTTTGTTCTATTGCTAATTTATTTTTAGCATCTACTTCATTCATAATTGATTTATTTAATTCTTGTAAGTTTTGTTGCGTAGATGTAGCTCCTGTACTTGTAAGTTGTGCTAATGTTGTTGCAGCTTGTACAATAGACATTAACATTTGAGGAATATCATTTATCAAACCTAATCCAGGAATCATATTTTGTATTTTTGTTGACATATTATAAATGATATCACCCAATATTTCACTAACTTCTTCTGAAAATATACCTGAAATAATATCGATTGATGGTTTTGATGCACTCAAATAAACTGCTAAAACTTGAGCGTTATAATTAAGTACTTTATTTCTCTCTACAGGATCCTCTATCGAATCGGCTATTTCATCCAAATGTGTTTTAAATTTATCAGGATTATTCATATCTACATTTAACAAACTACCTAATTCATTTATTAAATAAGCAGTTGGTTTAACTACTGTATTCGATAACGCGGATTGTATAAAATATGGATTATTTTGAATATATTGTAAATATTTTTGAAGTTGATCGGATTTAGCTGGTTGATCTGGTTGAGCTGGTTGACCAGTTTGATCTGAATTAAAAGTGGTGTTTATAGCTTTACCAATGGGAGTATTACCATCACCCGCATTATTTACAATATCAACAACACCATCACCTGGTGTTTGATTATATTCGGGGTCAGTAGAACTAGCTACCATTTGACCATTTTGTACAGCGTTATTTATGTTATTAGCTACACCTTCTACTGTATTAATAGTATCAGTAACAGTACCACCATATTGTTTTTTATTTTTTGTTTTTTTATGTATATTTTTATATTGCCTGGTTCTATAATGTTGAGTTTTTCTTTTTTTTGTTTTTTTATTTGATTTCATTATTTGATGGATTCTATTTGTATTATAATGAGGTTTTATTTTTAGATTCTTGTTGCATTTGTTTAAATTCT